GGCGAGGAAGTGAGCCTTTCCAAGATGTTCGAGGCCGTGGGCGCTTACAAGGCCGGCATGATCACCGAGGATCAGCTGGAAGACTGCACCTGCAACTGCTGCCCCACCTGCGGCAGCTGCTCCGGTATGTACACTGCCAACAGCATGAATTGCCTGTGTGAGGCCATCGGCATCGCCCTGCCCGGCAACGGCACCATTCCGGCGGTCTACTCCAAGCGCCTGCAGCTGGCAAAGCACGCCGGTATGGCCATCATGGATATGGTGCGCAAGGGTATCACCGCCCGCCAGATCATCAACGAGCGCTCCATCCGCAACGCCCTCACCTGCGATATGGCGCTGGGCTGCTCCACCAACACGGTGCTGCATCTGCTTGCCATCGCTTATGAGGCCGGTGTGCCCATCGACCTGAAGCTCTTCAATGAGATCAGTGCAAAGACCCCCAACCTCTGCCATCTGGCTCCCGCAGGCCCCACCCATATGCCCGACCTCTACGCCGCAGGCGGCATCCCCGCCGTGCAGGCCGAGCTGGCCAAGAAGGGCTTGCTGGACCTCGACGTGCCCACCGTCACGGGCAAGACCCTCGGCGAGAACATCAAGGGTGCCCACATCCTCAACGAAAAGGCCATCCGCCCCATCGAGAATCCCTACTCCCAGACCGGCGGCCTGCAGATCCTCTGGGGCAACATTGCTCCCGATGGCTGCGTGGTCAAGCGCAGTGCCGTGGCCCCCGAGATGCAGCAGCACTCCGTCCCGGCCCGCGTGTTCGACAGCGAGGAGTGCTATGTGGCGGATCTATACCAGGACACCAACGTGGTCAGCGACGAGCTGGCGGTGAACACGCTGGACTTCACGCTGCGGAACCGCAGCGACGTGGGCTTCCTGTTCCAGCGCCGACAGGGACTGCGCGTGACCTTCGGCGATGAGCTGCTGGGCGTCTACCACATCAGCACCAGCAGCCGGGCGGGGAAGAACCTGTACGATATCCACGCGGTGGACAAGGTGGGCCTGCTGGAGATGGCCGGGGACCACGCCGGCGGTATCTACAACGGCGTGGCGGCCAGCGTGATCCTGGCGGAGATCATGGGGGCCATTCCCTACACACTGGCGTCCTCGCTGGCCAGCGTGGCGCTGACGGGCTGGCTGCCCAAGGCACCGCGGCGGGACAACCTGCAGCAGGTGGCCTTCGCCCTGGGGGCCATGGTACGCACCGGGCACAGCGAGGCAGTGGATATCCTGCCCATGCCCGCGGGCGACGCTACGGCCAGCTGGGGCCAGACGGAGAGCTACGAGGGCGGCAGTGTGGAGACTGCGGCGCCGGTGACGGAGGTGCAGCTGGTGGCCTATGAATACCTCACCGGAGGCGAGAGTGAGACACTGTATGACGCGGAGCTGACCGGACAGGCCCATGTGGACTTTGATGCGCCGGTGTACGGCCTGGCCGTCGCCGGCGGTGAGATCGTCAGCAGCGACGCCAACGGCGCGGTGATCGCCGGGACGGGGACGCAGGTGGTGCTGACGGGTACCAAGTACAAGGAGGTCAAGCGGATCTATGCCAAAGAGAACCCGCTGCGAAGCGGCAATGACGAGGACAACCCCGTGCGGTATGAGGGCATGACGCTGGTGAGCCCGGCCATGGCCCCGGCCCTACTGGAGAAGCTGTACGGCGTGTGTATGCGGCAGGACACCGTAAAGGGCAAGGTGCTGACGGTGACAGAGAGGCCCGGAGAAAGGGTGAGCATCCTCACGGACGACGGGGAGATGCGGACCGGACACCTGGTCAGCCTGGACTACACCGCCACCGGGAAGCTGGCGGCGGATGTGACGGTACTGTGCGACGCAGAGGAGGACGAGGCATGAGCATTATGGACACCCTCATCACCACGCGGGTACCGGGCGCGACCTACGACTGGACGGACATGGACCGGGTGGGCCTGGCCATGGACTATGTAGCCGAGAGACTGCGGGGCGTGGGCTATGACGTGACGGTGACGCCGGAGACTGAGCTGACGCGGACGGACTTCCCCACGGAGAGCCGGATGGCGCACTATCTGGGCGACCTCAGCACGCTGCGCGCCACGCTGGAGGCCGTGAAGGCCACCACGCCCCCGGTACCGCCTGCGGGGCCGGAAAGGCCCTGGCTGACGGTGACGGAGGCCAACGACATCGAGCAGATCCTGCTGGACATTGAGGACAGCGTGCAGCGCCTCCGTGCCGGCGTGTGGACGTCTGCGGAGGTATTCTGCGATGAATTTTAGGAGTGAGACATGAAAAATACGACTATTAAGGGCACCGGCAACAGCCGGTGGCTGAAAACGAGCCTGCCGGCGGGCACCACCTGGGAGCAGGTGCTGGCGCTGCTGCGAAGCGGGCAGTTCCCGGTGGACATCACCGGGCTGAACACGGAGGGCGTGCAGGCAGCCGGCACGGCTCTGGACAAAGAAACGCTGCTGCGGGACGCCATCTGCGACCGGCTGGGGCTGGACAAGGAAGGCACAGTGCCCAGCGACGTGTTCGAGCTGCTGATCGGGCTGGCGGGCGTGGTGCTGACCATCACATTCGAGGCGGCCTTCGAGGGCAAGACCTTCACGGTAACGGACAGCGCCGGGGCGACGGTGTACACCCATGTGGTGGGCGCCGGCCTCGTCCATCAGGTGACGCTGGGAAAGCTGAACGAGACTTATACCGTCAGCTGCCCGGCCAACGACGGATGCACCTACACCGACCAGGTAACGACGGGGCCGGACTTCGGCTTTGTCAAGAGCGAAATGCACACGTTCCTGGCCACGCTGACGGTGATCTGCGGCGAGGACGCCGCGGGGGCCGGTGTGACGGCTACACTGGGCGACTATTCCGTGACCGGCACCATCGGCAGCGACGGGCAGGCCGTGCTGACGCTGCGGCGCGCCGGCACCTATACGGTGACGGCCACCAAGGGCAGCGAAACGCGGACCGATACCGTGGCCGTGACGCAGGACGAGGGCAGCTATTCGGGAAGCCGGCCCTTCCGGCACTTTTAGGGCATCACCTGGGACGGCACCAGCACCACAAAGTGCTCCAGGACGGACGACGCGGAGCTGTTTGTCGATCCGGTGCCGTATGTGTCGGGGGCCAGCAGCTACGGCAGCCCCTTCGACAATCTCATGCCGTGGAGTGGCATGGAGATCGTGGAGGACGACGCCTGCGGCACGCTGGTGAAGATCCCCAAGTTTTGGTACAAGCTGACGCAGAACGGCACTGGCATCAAGATCCAGATCGCGGACGCGGAGGCGGACGGGTTCTCGGTATCTCCGGCGCACATGGACCGAGGCGACGGCGCCGGGGAACGCGATGTGGTGTATGTGGGGAGGTACCACTGCTCTACGGGACGCAGCTACAAGAGCGTGACGGGAGTGACGCCGCAGAACGGCATCACCCGGTCTGCTGCCCGAAGCGGCGCCCACAATCTGGGCGCCAACGTATGGCAGTGGGACTGGGCGATGCACTTCACCATCTGGCTGCTGTACATCGTGGAATTTGCGGACTGGAACAGCCAGGCGTGCATCGGCTGCGGCTGCGGCAACGGCAGTGGCACGCAGACACAGGGCGCCAGCGACAATATGCCGTACCACACGGGCACCATGCAGGCGGCCAGGACGACCTACGGCGTAGGTGTGCAGTACCGGCACATCGAGGGCCTGTGGGACAACGTGTACGACTGGGTGGACGGGTGCTATTACAACAGCAGCGGCCTCAATCTGATCCTCAACCCCGCCAACTTCAGCGACAGCAGCGGCGGCACGCCGGTGGGTGTGCCCAGCAACGGTTATCCTTCGGCGCTGGGCGTGAAGACGGCGGGACCGTATCCGGTGTTTATCCCCACGGCGGCTGCCGGCAGCGACAGCACCTACGTTCCGGATTACTGGGGCTTCGACGCGTCGAGCCCGTGCCTGCGCGTCGGCGGCAGCTATGACCAGAGCTTGAACCGCGGGCTGTTCTACGTCTACTACAACTCGGCGTCGTACTCCAGCGCGAGCATCGGCTCCCGCCTCCAAAAACTCCCCTGATGGGGAGGGGTGCAGGGGAGGGGCGCGCACGCCCCACCCCTGCGTGGACAACAGATAACGAGGCGCGGCGAAGCCGCGCAGCATGAATAAATCGCAGCGACCACCGGCGCGACGGCACGGCCCCAAGTCAGCGGGGCACGGCGGCGCGGAGACATGGCGCTGCGCGGGGTGCTTCGGGCATCAGCGGAGCCGGTTCTGTTCTGGCGTTCCGGATAACTGGAACTTCAACGCGTCGAACCCGTGCCTGCACGTCGGCGGCAACTATAACCAGAGCTTGAACCACGGGCTGTTCTACGTCAACTACAACACGGCGTCGAACTCCAACGCGAACATCGGCTCCCGCCTCCTCGCCTCCGCAAGCTACAGATCACTCATTCCCGCCTAAAGGCGAGAACTCGCTCCTTCCGCTGCGTCGGCTCTTCGCCGCAGATCCGCTTCGCTGGGTTCTGCGGCGAGGGGAACGGGGACGCGGCGGGCAGCGGGCGTAGAGGGAGGCCCGCGCGGTGGAATAGCTAACCATGATACCCCTGCCCGGAGCGCCGCGCACCCCAAGGTGACGAACAGCTGACAGGACACGGCTTAGTACTCCGGGCGCTGCCCGGCGAAGGAAACGGCGTGAGGCTGAAAGGAGATCTATCCTGTGAAGCGAGCGAGAGGACTGTATGAGAAGTATCTGACGCGTGAGAACGCGAAGCTGGCCCTGCTGGAGGTGAACCGAACGCACCGGTGGACGGTGGGCCACAGACCCAACCGGACGGTGCGCCGGATCGAGGCGAATATCGAGGGCGCGGTGGACGCGCTGCTGGTGATCGCGGCGGACTACCGGCCCAACGCGCCCCGGATGCGGCGACGGTGGGATGAGAGCGCCGGGAAATGGCGGGACATCTACGAGCCGGACCTGTGGCCGGATCAGTACGTCCACCATATGGCCATCCAGACGCTGCAGCCGGTGCTGATGCGGGGCATGGACGGGGACTGCTGCGGCAGTATCCCCGGACGGGGCATCCACTACGGCATGAAGCGGCTGCGGAAGTGGATGAAGGACGACCGAAGTGGTGCGCCGAAATGGATGTGCGGCACTTCTATGACAGTCTGCGGCCCGGCGTGGTGATGGACGCCCTGCGGCGGCGCATCAAGGACCGGCGGATGCTGGACGTGTGTGAGAGGCTGATGGCCCACGGCGTGCTGATCGGGGCCTACTTCAGCCAGTGGTTTGCCAACACGGTGCTGCAGGGGCTGGACAGGCTGATCCGCGGCAGCGGATGCGCCAGGCACTACCTGCGGTACATGGACAACATCACGGTGCTGGGCAGCAACAAGAGGAAGCTGCGGAGGCTGGTGGAGGCTGTGCGGGCATGGCTGCGCTCGCGGGGCCTGGATCTGAAGGGGACGTGGCAGGTGTTCCCCACCAAGGCACGGGAGGCGGCGGCGCTGGGATACCGGTTTGCGCCGGGCGGCGGTGTGCGGCTGCGGAAGCGGAACCGGATGCGGCTCATGCGCCACCTGCGGCGGTACCGGAAGCGGAAGGCCATCGATGTGAAGTTTGCATCGGGGCTGCTGTCGCGGCTGGGCGCGATGCAGCATTGCAGGAACACGGCGTTTTACCGGAGGTATCTGCCCTACAAGGCAGTCCGCCGGTGCAAGGCCGTGGTAAGAGAATGGACACGGAAGGAGATGAAACGATGGAGTATGTATTCGGAGCCGTCCAGAGGGGCGGCGTAACGCGGGAGAGCCTTAAAGTGGCGGGCGGTCCCGATCTGGCCGTGGGGGAGTTCGTGACCATTGTGCGGGAGTACGACGACTGCACCATCACGGACCGGTGCCGGGTGGTGGAGCGTTACCACACGGAGAACGGCCCGGACGGGGTGCGCTATGACTTCTACGTCATCGGCGACCACTACCGGGACACGGACCGGACAAAGGCCATGGCAGCCACGCAGCAGGCCACGGAGATCGCCTTTGTGGTGCTGGCGGAGGGCGGCAGCATTGACGCCGTGACGGCGGGAGAGCATCGGGAGCTGTTCGCCTCCTGGGAGGCCGGCGGAGCCTATACGGTGGGGCAG